TGAATTATATATATCATAATAATGTTTTGATGGTGATTTTGAAACATAATCTATAGCACTATCAAAAACCAATAATGAATGCTTTTTTAAATATTTTTTAAATTCTTCTTGAATTGAAATATATTTCAATACATTATTTTGATTTACAATTTCTAATGAATCTGTAATAAATGATTTTACACCAAATTTAATTGTTAATTCTAATTTTAATATTTGAAATTTCAAATAATTCATCTTAGCTGTTAAATCATCTAAATAAATATTAATTATATTTGCTATAATAGCATGATTGAATGTAGTATTTACATAACTTTTTTTAAATCTTTCAATTAATGGGTTATTTCTTTCATTATTTTCATGAATATATTCAACACCAAATTCTCTTTTTAATGGATAAATTGGATAAGAACCACGTATGTCAAAATTAGGCATTTTATTTTTAACATATTCTGTTATTTCTTCTACTTCATTTTCAACTTTTTTAGAATAAAGTTCATATTCATTTAAAAAATTTTCTATATAATTATTGTAAATAGGATGTTTTAATAAATGTTCTATTAAAATATATACATAAAATTTTGTATCACCAACATCAATATGATTTCCATTTAATGTATATATATAAACTAAGTTATTTAAACAATTAATTACTTCTTCATTCATTTCTGTAGTTGTATTATTAATTAATTGAATATAATAATCTTTTTCAAAAATATCTTGCATGTTGTTTTATTATTGTTTTATTATTGTTTTATTATATTCGATTATTTAATTTAAATCAATTTTTTTATAAAAATATTTAATATGATTTTCCTTGACTTAAATTTTGAAAAATTTGTAATCTTTTATAATTTTGTTGTACAATTGGCATTCCTTGACTTAAACTAACAAAAACATGTAAGCGATTAAGTTGCTTTATATACGGATTATATTCTAGTGGTTTAACATTAACTTTAAAATAATTATTTATATTTTTAGGTACATTAATTTTATGTTTATTTAATTTAGGTTTGATTTGTGTATCTTTTTTTTCTATAATATTTTTATTATTTTCTTTACTTTTATCTTTATTCTTATTATTTTCATTATTTCTATTATTTTCATTATTTTCATTATTTTTATGTATATTAGTAGGTGAATATATTTTTTTAAATTTTTTAAAAGTTTTTTTTTCTTTTTTGGAAGACATTAAAAATAAATAATCAAATAATTTATTTAAAAATCAATTTTTAAATTTTTATAAAAAAATGATTTATTTTATATAATAAACTATATTTTAGAAAAGAATTATGATTTACATTTACAAATCAAGCATTAAAAATGATAATACTATTTTTGCTTCATGGAATACTTCTGATAATCCTATTTTTATGAATCAATCAAATAAAAAATTAAAAGTTGCAAATGGTAGAGGAAAATTACATAACGTTGGAATTAAATTTTTTAATTCTGATGTAAATTATGTTATTATTGATGGAATTTTTAAAAATGGAAATGTTCAATATGGAAAAATAACAAATAATAATAATTTTTTTATTTATGAAGGACCTTTTGAGAATAATATTCCAAATGGATTCGGAATTATATTTCATAAATTTAACTATAATAATGTTGATTATTATTGTAAATTTCATGGAAATATAAAAAATTTTTGTGCTCATGGTATTGGTAAATTATATGATATTCATAATAATTTTTTAATGGAAGTTTTATGTGTATATGGACAAATTATTAGAAAAATAGATGAAAATGAAAATATAAATAATGCTATATCATTATTAAGTTTATCTACTTAATTATTTATAAAATTTGAATATATATGACTATAAATAATGTTTATAATTTAAGTATATGTATTTTAGCAGGAGGTCAAGGAAAACGAATGAAATCCGAATTACCAAAAGTATGTGTTTGTTTTAAAGGTATTCCAATGATTGTTCATATACTTATTCAAGCATTAAAATTAAAATCATCAAAAATTATTATAATTACAGGTAAATTTAATGAAATAATTCAAAATACAGTTAAATCATGGTTAAGTAATACTGATTTTGAAAAATTAAGATTTGTTATACAAGAAGAACCATTAGGAACAGGACATGCAGTGAAATGTAGTTTAGATTGTTATTGCGAAAATGAAAATGGATTCTCGAATGGATTCTCGAATGTATTCTCGAATGGATTCTCGAATGGATTCTCGAATGTATTCTCGAATGGATTCTCGAATGTATTCTCGAATGGATTCTCGAATGGATTCTCGAATGTATTCTCGAATGGATTCTCGAATGTATTCTCGAATGGATTCTCGAATGTATTAATTTTAAATGGAGATACTCCAAATTTAAGTTTTGAATTATTAAAGAATTTTATTGAATATAAATCAGAGGTGAATAAATTATTAATTAGTGAAGTGGTTGAACCATTTGGTTATGGAAGAATAATAATGAATAATGAAAATGAAATATTAAAAATAGTAGAAGAAAAAGATGCAAATGAAGAAGAAAAAAAAGTAAATAAAATTAACAGTGGAATTTATTTAATAAATAGTGAAAATTTAAAAAAATATATTTTATTAATCAAAAATAATAATAAATCAAATGAATATTATTTAACTGATATTATTGAATTAATGTTAAATGATGACATAAAAACATATGGGTATTTAATTGATAAATCGATGAATAATCAAATTTTAGGGGTAAATAATTTAGAACAATTACAAGAATTAGAAAATTTAAATTGAATTTAAATTTAGATTTAGATTTAGAATTCAATTTGGTAAAAAAAGAAATATTTTTTTTAATAAATAGTAGTTATATGGCATTAATAAGCTATAATGATTTTGATTTTGATTTTTATCATTATATGAATGATAATTTAGATTTAAATAAAATAAAAAATAAAAAAGATGCTTATGAAGACTATGTGAAAAATGCTAATCAAAGAATTATTAGCTATAATAAAGAAATTTTAGAAAACTTTGATGTTTTAATATATATATTATGTAATAAAGATTTAAAAAGATTAAATATAAATAATTTAAAATATGCTGAATATCATTTTATAAAATATGGATATGAAGAAAGAAGAATTTATAGTTTAGAACAAGTTAAAAAAATATTGGTTGATTTTAATTGGATAGAATACATATATTTAAATAAACATTTATTATTTATTTATAATGATGAAAGAGATTGTATTATTCATTATTTATTGAATAATATGCATTTAAATAAACCTTATAAATGTAGTGAAAATAAAAATATATGCACTGATTTTGACTGGGTGATTTATACAAATTATTATCATGATTTAACTTTTATGAAAAATCATAAAAAAGCTTTTCAACATTATATATATGTTGGAATTGATGAAGGACGTTGTGATTGGATTCATTTAAAAAATATTTTATATACTATTGACATACATTCTTATTTAAAAAATAATTTAGCATTAAATAAATTGTCAAAAATTGAATTAATTCATGATTGGATTAGAAATGATAAAAATGGTAAAATATTAACAATAAAAAATGAAGAAATTAAATTTAATGAAGAATTTGGAATTGCAATTAGTGTTTATAGTGATGTACATACTCCTAAGGAGAGATTATATGCATCTTTTAAATCATTAAATTATTTATTTTTATTGATTAGAAATTGTAATATTTATATTATTATTGATGGGAATATTTTAGAGAACCATTTTCAATTTATCCAAGAATTAAAAAAAAATTATTCAAATTGTTTTATTTATAAAAATGAAAAAAATTATGGAATATCTATTACTAAAAATATATGTATTAAAATATTAGAATCAAATAAGAAAATAAAATATTTTTGTTTATTGGATGATGATATATTTATAAAAAAAAATTTTGTTGATTATACAATTTATATATTGAAAAAATATGATGTTCCAATAGTAACAAATTTTAATAAAGCATTACCTTATTTTGAAAATAGTTTAGAAAATAATTGTTTTATAAAATCTCGATTTTTTTTTGGAAATATATTGGTATTTAGTCGTAAATATTTTAATAAATTTGGATATTTTCAGGATTTTCCATATAAATGGGGAGAAGAACATGTTGAATTTACAAAAAGATATATGAATAAATCTATATATGAAAATTATGCGATTGATTTTAGGAATTATTTAAATGATGAATTTATTATTAATAATGTATGTACGCTTCATTTACATAGTTTAAAAATTGATAATGAAAAGGTGAAATTAAACAAACAAAAATATTATGAATTTATTCAAAATATTGAATATGTAGATTATGATTTTAATAAATATAAAATGAATGAAATTAATTTTTAGTGAAAATAAAAAGATAAAATAAAATAAATAATAATTTTTAAAATATTATTTATTTATATGTGTATTAGCTCAAATAATTATTTTTATATAGATTCTTGTGACAATTCCGAAAAAGTATGGACAAATAGCTTTCGAGGAAATATTGTGAAAAGTGTTTATAATCCTAAAACCAATAAAATTACTCAATATAGTATGCCTTATAATAGAATTAATGAATATATAAATTTTTTTAATCAAGAAGCAAAATATAAAAAAAATAATAATGGGAAAAATAACAATAATTTCAGTTGTAAAATAGTAAATAGAAATTTAGAATTATTAAATAATTTTGATTAAATTTATTAATTTGATTAAATTTATTAATTTTTTATCCTTATAATATAGATTAAATGAAATTTAATTTAATTAAAAATAAATATGAATTAAATAAACATTTTGAAATTAGAAAAAAAATAATTGATTTCTATGATCCTAAAAACAATCAAGATTTTATTTATATTAATAATTTATCTCATATTTATATTAATATGAAATTTTTAAATTGTACATACAATTCAAAAACTGAAAAAATAGTTAATAACTTGCTCGAAAAAGTAAATAAAAATAAAAAAGTAAATTCTAAAGTAAATTCTAATAAAAATATAAATATTAAAAATTCAAAAAATATAAAATTAAAAACTGATATAAATTTTAATACTTTAAAAGTAGCTGAATTAAAGAATTTATTAAAAAAGAAAAAGTTAAGTGTTAGTGGAAAAAAATCAGAATTAGTTCAAAGATTAAAAGCTAATTCACATTAAATTATTTTTTATTTTTTATGATGTTAGAAATATTTTTACCATCAAAACATTGATATCCTAAAATTACATGAACAACTAAATAATAAATTAAATAAAATCCACTAAAGAAAAATGCAAAAATAGTATATAAAGCTCTTGTTGCTGGATTTTCATTGCAGCTACATTGATAGGCTAAATAGGAAGAACCAAA